AGAAGAAAGAGGGTCAATAGCCTCTAGGTTAGGATACGGATCTTTGGACAAAATTTTGTTTACTACAACCCTTACGAATTTAGGTAAAATAGGAACAGGGGTGTAGTCCATATTCATCAAGCTTCCGTCACCATCGTTAGGATTAAGGGATCTGAGAAGCTTTTTGTATATGTTGGTGTCTTGAGTGCCGTTAGCGTAATCTCGGCTTCTTTCGAATACCGCATTTCTTTTACCGTAAAGAGATGTAGACTCCTTTATTTTGCCCCACTGGTTTTCAATAGCCTTTGCATACTGCAAGCCATAAGACATACTCTCCTTAGTTGATGCGTCTGCCAAAGGGTTTGGGAAGGAATGCTTGCTATTTTTATCGAGGCTCATAATTTACTTGCATTATGCATATTCTGCAAATATAACAAATCGTCGTTAGACCTTATATTTTCTAAAAAACACCTTTTCCTTAAAGTCAGACTTAGGTTTTTCTTTTTCTTTTTGAGCTGCAAGCAAAGCCAGACCAGAACTAATAGTTAAGTCAAACTTAGTTCTTTTGTCTATTTTAAACCCAATCCAATCCTCAAGGGTTTTGTTAAAGTACATGGCTCCTGTTTCTCCGCTTTCGTAATTTACACCAACGTGATCGTGAATGTATTTCTCTATAGATTGAGCATGAGACTGTATTACGTCCTGAGAGTTAGACGGTATGCCTTTTGTCTTTACGTTTACGTGAGAAGAGCTGCTCATAAGGTGTCTCGGTCTATCCATTAAGTAGCCGTCATAACCCCTTGACTCAAAGTACCTTACAATACCGTACTTATTGTTCTCTACAAGTAAAGGATACCCATAATAAAACGCACACATAAGGACGTCCTCATAGAATATACTGGCTAGGTCTGGCCTAGAGGCATACTCCACAACAAACATGTTAGAGGGACGGTTCATGCTAAACTTATTGTACATATGAAGAGCCCCTTTAGAACCTCTATTGTCCACAGTGGCATCTAGGTCATATGAGTCAACTCCTCCACAGCCATAAGAAGTGAACGGGGCTATTTTTTTTCCTCTTTCAGTTTTAGATATATTTCTTTCAGAAGGATCAGGCATCCAAGACACCCTAAACCTACCGTTAGGGGTGGGCGAGAAAGCAACCTCTTTGTCTTTTTCCTTCCACGTAAAGTTACCGACAACGACAGGATTAGGGAACAGCTCGTCATTGTACTCTATTTGCTGATATATCTTACCTATATTAAATAAACTTCCCTCAATACTATCTCTAAACGCTTCATCTTCGGTAAACGGAAACTGTCTAGTAACCTCGTTTAGTTCAGACGGGTTATCTTTAAACGACTTGCGTTCATTCTTGAGATAGGTCTTACTGCCAATTTCGATGGTATCTCCATCTATACCATGTATGTGTACGCTTTGGGGCGGATCCTCAACAACAGCATTGCCATAAACATCAAAGAAACCCTCTAAAGCATCATAGGCTGGGATAAATATTCTGTAGAGTCCTGTTTTTGTCCTGTCGTTATTGTTTCGCTCATTAGGATCAGAATCATACCACAGCCCCTTGTATTCCTCACCCCCTTTGTTCATGGGGTTTACCGTACTCCCCACAATGGCTTTACCCACCACCTTGCGCCCCACGATTAAACAAGTACGCTCAATCCTCCAGGCTTCTCTAATGTCAGTTGGTTTTTCCCACTTACCAGCCTCGTCGAGGTAAAGCATGTGTAGTTTTTCACCGTCATACGCATTGTTCGTGGTGTTCTTCCAGTTAATTACCGTGTTTAAAGCGTCACCCCTATGTGAGGTCTTATTGTTTTTAGTGATACGCTTTGACGGCTCACGAAATGCAAGTTCCATGCGTGGGTTGGTGGTACCGTCCTGGATAGGCTTGAAGAAGAATGGGTAGCTGCGAAAGATCGCAACCACCTTCTTCATGAATATGTTCTCTTGCGAGTCTTTACCAGTTTTCGATTGTATGCCAAGAAGCTTCTCTTTAACTTGACTAGCTTCATCCACAAGGACAGCAGAGCATATGTTAGTGTAGCCAGAACGACGACACTTAGTATAAAGCTGACCGAAACAACGAGGGTCAGCTTCACAAGCAGCCATGTGCGTAAAGATGTCTTTTTGGAAAGCGAGGTATGATGGATATCCGATATCAATTTTAGACCATTGTAGAAACATATAGTGTCTCCCTGTAATATACGTAGGCTCCCCATTATTGTAAAACCATACACCGTCGCGCCTACGCTGAAACTCTTGCTCGATGTAAGAACGAAACTTGTTACGAAACTCGGCAGGTTTTTCGAGCCACTCATCCATACTGCGTATCCTGCGCATTTCCTCTGGCATAGGTGTGCGCTTCCACAACTGCAACTTCTTTGGCTGGTCATGGAAGAGAATTTGCGATTTGCGCGGTTTCTTTGGCAGGACCACGAGTAACCCGTGGAGCTCGACAACTTGTCCTTCTGTACCGTTAGGGTCGATCTTAATCCCTTTAGTTTCATACCCCTTTATGTCGATTATAGTGGACATCAAAAGCTCTGTCCGTGTGAGTTCATTCTACCCAGCAAAGGTACACCATCTTTAGGGTTTTTAATCTCCATTTGTTCGCCACACTCACACTGGCCTTCAGGGTAGTAAACACTACCTTCTTTGAACTTCATGGTAAGGCTTCTTACAGATTTCTCTGCTTTACATTTTCTGCAAATTAGATCGGGCATATTGTTTAATTTAATTCGTACACCAGACAGGATTCGAACCTGTGACCGTCTGCTTAGAAGGCAGATGCTCTATCCAACTGAGCTACTGGTGCATGTGCTCCCTCCAGGACTTGAACCTGGGACCTGCCGATTATGAGTCGGATGCTCTAACCGACTGAGCTAAGAGAGCTTAAAGTTTACCTTTAGGTTACAGGCTGTATTGTTTTGATTATCAAAGTTATAGTCGTCCCAGTAGATCAATCCACTAGCGTTATTTTGAGAACCTTTCTGCAAAACCCCCTGAGTAGTCTTTTTCGTTTTCGATTTCTCCATTGTTCTTGAGTTCTTTAACCATTTGTTCTAGCCTCTGGCGCTCCACCAAAAGCTCTTTACAGTCAATGGCCGTTTGCTTTATGGATTGGAGCTCGGCCTTACGCGCTGACCCTCCCGCTTCGGGATCAACAGGCTTCTTGACTTCCTCAATCATATTATTAATGGCAATCTCCATACTATCCATTAGCCTTTGGGCGGCGCTAACAGTGGTAAACTTAGACTTCGACATATAACAAGTCTTCTGTACGGGTTCTGTAGTATTCCTTACCATCGATGGTAATTCTGTAATCACGGTTTTCTTTAAACCCAACTACATCACCTACTTCTAGCCCCGCTTCTTTAATACCAGAAGACGAAAACGCGACCCTACCTCTTGTTGGTAGCTTCTCGCTAAGTTTGACAACCTCGATAAGCTTCGATTCTTGAACTTCTTCCTCTTCGATAGCCTCAAGAAGACTCCAACCCGCAAGAGGGTGGACATCACCAGTACTACTATCTTTAAAAGCAATAGCTTGATTATTGATAGCATGATCTTCATCATATCTGACAAGGTAGTGATTGTCATCACCAGTAAGTGGCTGGCCTTCATTGATAACCACGAGGTGATGGAAGTAAAGCGTGTCGCCAGGCTTGACCCCAGTCTCGTACTTAAACGGAACAGCCACGACAGGGCCTTCTGTAATTCTGTTTTCAAATTCATTAAATCTATTGTCTACGTATAATTCTAATCCACCACTCGTTGTAATGGTGTCGTCTATAGTCTTTTCTAACTCGACTACGAATAAGTTAAAAGTCTTCATTCATTAAAAATTTAAATCAAATTCAAGTACACAGGGCATCTCATCTACTGCCTTCCACAGCATAGTACCTTCATCATTTTCAATGTATATAAGATATCGCTGTTTTCCAAACTTATGGAGCTGTCTTTCGTCTTCAACAATAGCTGAGACCTCTCCAGATCCTGCTCTCATACCTACGTAATAGGCCATGCCATTTTTAGGGTCTCTTCCGACCACAATTTTTCTAATAAGTCCTTCCATTTTAGTTTAGGGATATGCCCAATTCACCAAGGAGGTCATCCAGTGAGTCGTCTTCCTGATAGGCGCTGTCCATAACTTGCTTTACCGTTTCTAGTTCCTCCCTGCTTTCTAGGTTAAAGCTGTACATTGTTTTCATTTCTGCGCTCTCATCACCAACCTCTACAGCGTCGAGGTCTATAACCCCGATAACTATAGTTGCTAAGGTGCGATCTTTCATTTCGAACTCATCAATCGTCTCCTCCATCTTTTTGACGAGGGAGTACATTTCGGCAAAGAAGAGGGTGTCTTTCGGGTTCATGATGTAAATTTGTTTAAGTCAAATATACGAATTAATATGCCTAGGTCTCAAGTTAAGAAAACAAGGATGTTCAGGGACTTTTCAAAAATGCCCTCTAGGTTCGTAAAGAACAACCATTTAAAAAATCTCAAGAGTGCTACAGAAGAGTTTGTTGACGGCAGCGAGATTACGAAGAGCTACCTGTACTTTATGCTGTTTGTTTACGAATTGGAATTCTTTACTATATCGTGGGTGGCAAGTGAGTACGGCATGAACAAAAAGAACCTAGCTGACAGGATGATATACCCTTTAATGTCTTTAGGCTACCTATACAAGCACTTCGATAAGTTAACCCCCTCTCAAACCCTGGAGGATCACTTGTTTAGAGATGAAACTAAATTCAACTACCGAGTAAGATATGCGCTATCGCAGAAAGGCAGAATGGCAGTACAGCGTTTCTACAACTCACTTTAAGCGTTTTCTAACTTAAGGTTTTTTATGTAAAACTCGGCACCTGCATTTGGGCGATCATTAGTTGGATTGTTCCAATAAATATATAAATCAACAAAAGTATTATTAGTAGTAGCGGCAAGTGTTTGATCAAACAAAGTAGCTTGACCTGACGTTATGTCTTGATTTGCTTGGTTTCCTCCTAAAGCTACGGATGTTGTTGTTGGACCGTTAGGCCAATGAGCCTTGTTTTCGGAATTTGTTCCGTCGCTCAAGAATAAATCAAAGGATATCTTGTAGCTTGAGCCAACCGTGATTCCTCCGATCGTCCCAGCAAAGTTAGACGCTAATATGCCTACGTAGCTGGTTTGTTCTGTGGCGAAAACTCCCTTAAGCCATCCAGTACTTCCGTCTGGAGCCGATTGATTGGCCGTGAAGGACAAAGTTCCTTGAACAGAATCCCCAGTAAAAAAGTCATCAGCAATGGGAGTAGCTTCAACGGATCCACCCTGCGCCACAAAAACTGATCTATCTATAGATGTTCCTAGTCCTAACATAAAACAAAGATAACTAAATGACTTTATAGTAAGTCCGACCCTTTTCATCTCTTAAGGCTCGCTTGATCTGCTTTCTGTTTTTCCCACCTTCTTTAAATGACACATGAACCCAAGCGGGGTCCTCGTCATCCCCGAATTCCCAGATCATCTGATCCCATTCCAGGTTCTTTTTTATGAAGTCAAATATCTCTGAGTTAGTAACCCTCCCATACATATCGGCGTCTATATCAATAGCCTCTCCAATCATATGCTGAGAGTATTTGCTCCCACCTATCGCCTTATTTAACTCCTTCGATCTAAATCCAGAGCTGATCCCAATAGGTACACCGAAGTGATCACGCACTGGTTGAAAAATGTGGTCCGCTACAGCCTGGAGGTTATGTATAGTCCACTTATCTGGGGTGTTGTCTATCCCCTTTCGGGTCGCGGTGTTGGATTTCACCACCTCCTTTAACATAAGGTTTTTGCTTAATTTCATTTTTCTGAGCCACCCAAGAAGGGTTGATTCTTTTGATTCGAGGGTTGTGATAATATTTCTTCAATCTATGATTGAATATAGCAAAGTTAGAAAAAAATTTGTGAGATCGAAAAGTTTGTCTTACCTTGAGATCAGCGAAACCAAAAATACAATAAACCAATTAATTCAATCGCCATGAAAAACTTCCTCTTAATCCTTTGCCTGTTCTTTGCAGGTGTTGCTTTTAGCCAAGACTCATTCGTTCTTGAGCAACCTTTCTACTCTAAATCTAAAGTAGATTCTATCCTAGTGTTCCAAGTAAATACAAACGGCCCTGTAGCCAATAAAGCTTTCTTACGGGGTAGTGACCGCGACAGATTTGTTCGTACATGTCAACATAAGCGAAACCTTAATCAAATTAGTTCGTACAGCGGACGATCTGCTATCCATACCTTCAACGAGTTCGGATACTACGCTGTAGTTTGCTTCGAAGACGGAAAACGCAGTGGAGCTACTTTCTTTTGCGTAGATAAGAAATTCCTACGTATCAAGCGCAATACAAATCTCTCCGCCCCAGAACGTGTGGGCGATATCGAAGATAAGTACGTAATAGGTTAAGACAACCTGTAGGTAAAAGAAAAGGGGCGCAAGCCCCTTTTTTTATCCTCTTCTTTTTTTGCCTTTGATTGGCTTTACTGTTCGGTTTCGATCACGGCCTTGCTTTGCTAGCTCTTTGTTGTACCGATCAACAGTTCTGTCAGCTCTTCTAATTTGCCCTTTTGTAGCATCTGGTGAAGCCTCCCCGCTTACTATTTTCCTTGAAGCGCTTCCTGCTGCTTGAGGAGTGTTTAAAAAGCGCCTTCCAGTCTTCCTAACGCGGTCTAACGCGCGATCCTCTAGCCTAGCTTTTTTAATAGGATTATATACCTCGCTTCTTTTATCAGAACTTTCTGCATTTCGCGTTGAATGTGTTACAAATCTTCCGCCAGATTCGTCGGCTTGCATACCTGCGGTATCTATACCTTTTCGTTCAGCTCTTTTCTTAAGGCGGCGTTTCTTTTTTGTCGCTGCGGTTGCCTTGACTAGATCAAGCTTTCCTCCTTTTGCATACTTCTTTACCATGTCGTAAAGAGCTGCCTTTCCTCCTTTGTTGTATTTTTTAGTCTTCATAATATTAGCTTGCTATAAATATTTCTACTTGAACTTCATTTGAAGCGGGATCTACTAAAATACTTTCTAAATCTGTCATTGTTGTGTTGATGTTTTTTGTGTCGTCGTCAACAGCTATACCATCATGAACTTTTCCAGTTATAAAGCTTTTACCAGCCTCCAGCACTAAAGTACAGGACGAATCTGCAACTCCATTTTCATTTGTAGAGACCTGTAAGGAAAGATTGACTTCATTGGAAGCATCAAGATTAGTGACTCGAATATACTTGACATCATCAATATTCATAGTGGGCTTTCCTGCAACTGTATGAGTGGTTGCCTGAAACGCAGCAATCGTAGTGTCCTGGCTAGCGGGACAAGTTACAATTCTGTTGAATGATTGAGTTACGCTTGCTATAGAAGTGATGTTCTCGCTACCACGGTTTGATCCGTTTAGCGTGAGCTCTTCTTTAATCGTTACAGTGAGTACAGCCATTACTTACGGTTTCTTCTTTTTCCTCGTCTAACCTCTTTCTTAGAAGGTACAGGGATAACAGCTTTAGACTTCTTTAAAGTCTTCTTAGGCGTTTTTGTTGTAATCTTCTTAGGAGATATAGGGGTTGCCTTTGCCCCGCCTCTTAATGGAGACCCGTCTTTGTTTCTTAAGTTTTGATCGTCAAGAGGTTTAGGCATCTTGAAGTCTGGCCGCTGCTCAGCTCTTCTAGCATTAGAGGCATTGTTCCTAGCATTACTACTTCGTCTTGCAGCCGCTTCCTTGAGCTTCTGTTCGTAGGTCTTTTCTGGCTTTTGCATGGGGTAGCTGCGGTAGCGTGCCTTGGCATTCTCTAAAACCTGTTCTTTCGTTCTCTCTAAAGTATCAGACTGAGCAGTGCGCTTATTGCCTTTTACTTTACCTCCTTTATTGTATGCTTTCTTAGCTTTCATAAGGCAAATATAAGTTATTTCTTTTTCTTGAGTCGGGACTTCTCTCGCCGCCCACGATTCGTGCTCTCTGCCTCAAACCCTACGATCTTACCACCCTTATGAGATGCATCAAGGCTGTCCCCATTCCCATAGGTTCCTTTCTCTCGGTTGTACTTGTTTAGCTCAGCCCGTTTCTTCTTTGCTCTGCCGCCAGAACCAAACTTCTTGTACTCCTCTTTGTAGTTACGCTTCTTAACTCTCATTCTGATCTATCTGAAATAAAACCAAGTGATGATATAGGGTTTTTTACGGTTTTTTTAACGGCTTTTACAGCTGGAGAAATATACCTAGAGGCACCTGTTAAAAGCTTGGCTGCTTTGGGAATTTTACCAATCGCAGGAACAACACTTAAAACATCAAAAAACTCATCCATAGTGGGTATATATTTATTTGTATTCTTTATTCTCTCTGTATAAGAATCATACGCTCTAGAAGCATCATCCCAAGATGATATTCCTGTAGGATCAATAAACTCAATTATGTCTTCAAATAAACTGTCTGATGGTTTGTTTATCGCTCTAGAGGTTCCTTCCTC